AACTTGAAAAACAAGTTACTGCACTCGAATCTAAGAAGAAAGTTAACAAAAAAGAGGTAGCATCCCTTAAACGAAAGGTAACTACTACTAAGAAACAAATTGTTGAAGCTAAGAAAGCTGTCGAATTTGACGATAGCGACGAAGCTTTAAAATATTTGAAGAAATTTTCTAAGTAGTATATATTTATATATATGAGATATATTATATACATATTACTTTTAGTTGGATTTCTTTATGGACAATCTGAAGAAAAAACTGTATCTGTACCTAAATCAGATGTAATTGAGTGGGCAAATAAACTCAAACAATATGAGACATCGGATAGTTTACAAACAAGTTTAATTTCAGATTTAGAATTACAAGTTAAAAAGTTAGAAGAAAATTCTACTTTAGATTCTTTGATAATTTCAACGAGAGTACATCAAATTGATTTATTAAAAGAAACCAATGAACTTTATAAAGAAAAAATAAAAGTTGTCAAACCGAAATGGCATGAGAACAAATGGTTATGGTTTACTTATGGAGTAGTGGCCACATCAACATCAGTTTGGTTGACAGGTCAGCTAGTAGGCGAATAATGGCAACTCAAATTAAAGAAGTAATTAAACAAGAGTATGTAAAATGTGCTCAAGATCCTGCATATTTTATGAAGAAGTATTGTATGATTCAACATCCAATACGAGGAAAAATACCATTTGCTTTATATGATTTTCAAGAAAAAACAGTAAATGAATTTCAAGAAAATAGATTTAATATACTATTAAAGGCAAGACAACTTGGTATCAGTACATTGACTGCAGGGTATTCTTTATGGATGATGACATTTCATCAAGATAAGAATGTGTTGGTTATTGCTACGAAACAGGATGTGGCAAAGAATTTAGTAACAAAAGTTCGTGTGATGCATGCAAATCTACCAAGTTGGTTAAAACAGAAATGTGTTGAAGATAACAAATTAAATTTACGATATATGAATGGTTCACAGATTAAGGCAGTTTCTTCAGGTCCAGAAGCAGCTCGTTCTGAAGCTCTATCATTATTGATATTAGATGAGGCAGCATTTATTGCTCAAATTGATGAGATATGGACTGCTTCACAACAGACATTGACAACGGGTGGAAGTTGTATTGCACTCTCTACACCAAACGGAGTTGGTAATTGGTTTCATAAACAATGGGTGGACGCTGAAGAAGGTCGTGGAGTGTTTAATTTTATTAAATTACATTGGACGGTACATCCAGATAGAAATCAAGAGTGGAGAGATGAACAAGATACATTGTTAGGAATGCAAAGTGCAGCTCAAGAATGTGATTGTGATTTTATCACTTCTGGTACTTCAGTAATTGATGGTGTTATATTAGAAAACTGTAGAGAAACTCAAGTAAAAGAACCAATTGAAAAACGAGGTGTTGATAATAATTTATGGGTATGGGTGCCACCAAATTATACAAAGAGTTATGTGGTAACTGCTGATGTTGGTCGTGGTGATAGTGCAGATTATAGTGCATTTCATGTTATTGATGTAGAAAAAGTAGAACAAGTGGCTGAGTATAAAGGTAGAGTTCCTACTAAAGATTTTGGAAATATGTTGGTTAGTATTTCAACTGAATATAACGATGCTTTACTAATTATAGAAAACAATAACATTGGTTGGGCAACCATCCAGCAAGTAATAGATAGGGATTATCCTAATTTATTTTATACAAGTAAAGATTTAAGATATGTCGATATTGCTCATCAAATGAACAATCGATTTAGAAGTGAAGAAAAGAAAATGGTGGCTGGATTTTCAACCACTATGAAAACTCGACCTTTGATTATTGCAAAGTTAGAGGAATATTTTAGGGATGAATCAGTAGTGGTTCGTTCCAATAGATTAATAGATGAATTATTTACATTTATTTATCTAAACAATAGAGCAGAAGCAATGGCAGGATATAATGATGATTTAGTTATGTCTTTTGCTATTGGTTTATGGGTTCGTGATACCGCTTTAAGATTACGAACAGAAGGAATTGAATTAACAAAAAAGACACTTGATAGATTTCAAGATATAGATGGTCTATATGTACCCGAAGACAATGACAATGGTGAATGGGATTGGGAAGTAGGCCACGATAGAAAAAAAGAGTCGTTAAAGTGGCTTTTATAATTAAGAGGTAAAATATGGCAAATAAATCATTATTTAGTCGATTACAACGATTATTTAGTACAAATGTAATTGTAAGAAATGTTGGTGGTAAGAAACTAAAAATAGCCGATACAGAACAAGTTCAATCACAAGTCAAATCACATTTGATTGATAGGTATTCTAAACTACATAGTGGATTGGATATGGTGAATACTGGATATTCCAGCTACGCACAAATACAGGCTGCACGAATGGGGTTATTTAAAGATTATGAAACAATGGAGGCAGATTCAATTATCGCATCTGCACTTGATACATACGCAGATGAATCAACAATGAAAAGTGCGTATGGAGAATCGTTAGAAATACAAAGTGATAATGATCAAATAAAACAAATACTACATAACTTATTCTATGACATTATGAACATAGAATTTAATCTATGGCCTTGGGTAAGAAATATGTGTAAGTATGGAGACTTCTTTTTGTACTTAGATATTAGTGATAAGTATGGAATACACAATGTAGTTCCAATGTCAGCTTATGAAATTATTCGAGCAGAAGGAGAAGATCCAGAGAATCCTTATTATGTAAAATTCTATTTAGAAGCAATGGAACAAGCTCATCCTTATTTTGCTCGTACAAGTACAAATAAAAAGATTGAATTTGAAAATTTCCAAGTTGCTCACTTTAGATTAGCAAACGATAGTAATTTATTACCTTATGGTAAGTCAATGGTTGAAAGTGCAAGAAAAGTTTGGAAACAAATTACATTGATGGAAGACGCAATGTTAATCCATAGAATTATGAGAGCACCTGAAAAGAGAGTTTTTAAAGTTGATATTGGAAATATTCCACCAAACGAAGTTGACAATTATATGCAACGAATCATTAACAAAATGAAGAAGACACCATTTATTGATGACAATACTGGTGATTATAATTTGAAATTTAACATACAGAATCTTACAGAAGATTTCTTTATGCCAGTTCGTGGTGGAGATAGTGGAACATCAGTTGAATCCTTACCAGGAATGCAATATGAAACTACAGAAGACATTGAGTATTTAAAAAATCGTATGTTAGCAGCTTTAAGAATACCAAAAGCATTTCTTGGATATGAAGAATCACTTGGAAGTAAAGCAACACTTGCAGCAGAAGATGTAAGATTTGCTCGTACCATTGAGAGAATACAAAGAATTGTAACAAGTGAATTGACAAAGATTGCTGTTGTTCATTTATATGCACAAGGATATACAGATGAAGAATTGGTAAACTTTGAATTGAAATTAACTAATCCATCTACAATTTATGAACAAGAGAAGATTGAATTGTGGAGTAACAAAGTTAACTTAGCTCGTGATGTAAAAGATAATAGTTTAATGTCAAGTGATTGGGTATATAAAAATATTTTTAATTTTACAGCAAAAGAACAATCAGAACTTGAGAAAGAATTAATAGAAGACCAGAAACAGAAATTTAGATATTCACAAATAGAACAAGAAGGTAATGATCCTGCAGAAAGTGGTGATTCAGTTGGTACACCAAGTGATATGGCAGCAGTTGGAATGGGGGCAGATGATGTTCAAGAACCACCTGATACTGCAGCAGGTTCTATTTTTGATAAAGGTGGTAGTCCAGAAGGCGGACAAGAGGGAGCTGGTAGACCAAAAGAAGTATCAAAATATACTAAAGATGGTAGTGCGAGAGGACGAGATCCACTTGGAAGACCAAAAATACCAATGGCTTTAGCTCATTTTGATAGATTAAAAAAATCTTTCGGGAGTAAAGCAAGAGAAATATTAAAAGAAACAATTGATAGTGAAGAAATAGATAAAGAATATAAAGATTTTACGGATAAGAAATAACGATTATTTGAAGTTTTTATATTTATTTATGTATAAACTTATCATGAATGGAGTGTTTGATGAATTATAGCAAGAAGCACAGTAAAATTAAAAATACTGGTATTCTTTTTGAATTGCTGACTCGCCAAATAACTGTTGATGTACTGAATGGTACAGAAGACAGTAAGGCTGTTAGTATTCTAAAAGAAACATTTAAACCAATTACAGAACTTGGTAAAGAATATGAACTTTACAAGATTCTGATAGAAAAAACATATAAAACTAACGAACAAGCAAACATTTTGCTTTCCGCAGTAATCAAAAATCGTAGGCATTTATCAAATCGTAAACTACGAAATGAAAAATATAATTTGATTAAAACGATTAAAGAATGTTATGATGCAGGAGATTTCTTTAGTACACGAATTCCAGGATATAAACTTTTGGCTTCAATTTATAATGTATTTGAAGGTGAATCTTTAAAAGAAAAAATCACTCCAGTAGAAGAAACTGATAGTAAAGTAACAATTATCGAAAACATCACTAAAGTCAGACGCTCCAAGAAAACTAAAGGTGGTGTTCAAGAGAACTTAAATAAACAAGATAAAGATTTAAGATTGTTAACATATCAGTTATTGGTTGATAAGTTCAATAAAAAATACAGCACATTAAATGATAATCAAAGAACACTATTGAAAGAGTATATTAATAATCTTTCAAATACTAACTCTTTACGAGAATTCATGGATGCTGAAGTTATAAAAATTAAAAAAATCTTAAAATCACACTTACGAAAAGTTGATGATAAGATTACCAAGATTAAATTAACCGAAGCTATCACACATACAGATACAGCAACAAAAGGAGTTCATGTAAAAGATTCTAATGTTGTATCATTGATGAGATATTATGAATTAGTTGGGGAGTTAGAAAATGTCCACAAAAATAAGTAGAAAAAGATTTGTCGAATTACTTCGTACAATAATTAAAAGAGAAATTAAAGAAGCTTCAACAACTGCAACTGCAGGTGGTGAGTATGATACGCCACATTGGGGAGCAGGTAGTGGAAGTAAAGATAGACGAGATAAAATCGCAAAGAGTGGAACAAACTTTAAAAAGGTAGATGAAGGTAAATGGGCAGTTACTGTTGATGGACTTGGTAAAATTATTATTGATGCACAGGGTGCTGGACAAGCAAAAACAATGGTTGGAAGACAATTGAAAAAAGGTTTAAAGGGTATTACAAAAGTATCACGAGTACAAACTGCATTTGGTAAACAACTTGATAAGAAAACAGAAATAAAAGAAGCTCGGTATACACAATATCGTAATGATGATACATTAACACCGAGACAAAAAATTGGTCGTTCAATGAGAGAAGTTAGAGATTCATTAAATGAATTATCAAGATTAATCGATATGAATGTTAAATTGAAAAATGAGTTAAAGATAGATTCAAAATCTTATTGGAAGAACACTCATAAAGCAATGAGTAAAATTTCAGAACGATTAGTTAAATTGGCTAATAAAGTTGGGAAATTACAATAATGAAACAAAATGATAAATATTTAGCAGAAGGTCTTGATATTCTGAAAAGAGAATTTGGACAACCATTACCTACTATTGAGGATACTATAAAAGCTCATCAGACTAAAACTAAAAAATTACAAGAAAGTCCAGGAGATATAAAATTTGCAAAAAAAGCTTTATCAAAAATAGTAAAAACTGAACAAAAATTTAGAAAACAAATGTATGATTTAGAACAAGTATTTCTTCAAGACCCAAACCCAACAAATAGAAAATTAGCAACAGAAATTAAAAAGTCATATAAAGATAACACTACTAAATTTATGAGAGATAGTGTTTTAATGGTTAAGAGGATGAAATAACATGAGAGAATTATTAGTAGATTATATTCCGTTTGAGGTATCTAAACACCAAATACAAGAATCATTAAAAGAAAATGATGGTAAGTTGGTTGTTAAAGGTGTATTACAACGGGCGGATGCAAAGAACCAGAATGGTAGAGTGTATCCGAAAGATATTTTAACAAGAGAAGCAAAGAATTATGCTGAGGGATATGTTAAACAAAAAAGAGCTCTTGGTGAATTAGACCATCCAGATAGTTCAGTAGTAAATTTACAGAATGTATCTCACAATATTACTGAGATGCATTTTGAAGGTGATAATCTATTGGGAACAGTAGAAATATTAACTACACCAAGTGGAAATATTTTAAGAGAATTATTTAAGAATGGAATAAAATTAGGAATCAGTTCTCGTGGAATGGGATCTGTAGAGGCAGTACACGAAGACGATGATAATGACCAACCAATGTTAAAGGTAGGTAAAGATTTTGAATTAATAGCATTTGATTTTGTATCCAACCCTTCTACTCATGGTGCATTTATGTATCCATTAAGTGAGAATGTTGATAAACAACAAGGTAGAACTTGTGGTTCGTATTGTAAAGCTGAGGACATAATCAATAAAATAATCCGAGGCGAATAATATGCCTGCCAAATCTAAAGCCCAACAACGATTCATGGGAATGGTACACGCGGTTCAGAAAGGTGAACTTTCACCATCCAAAGTTTCTGATAAAGTTAAAGATGTTGCCGATA